ATAAGGGCTCCCGCCAGCGCTAGTGCCTTACAAAGGCATGCTCAAATGGTTCTTTCATGCCATTTGCATCGATCCCATAAGGAGGATTAGTCAGATGCCCTATGTCACCCAAGGTCGCAATGTTGTACCCCGCTCCGCCGATACTCATTGGTATCGAAACGGAGTGGAGCAAAATTGCGAAAAGGGTAATGAGGGACGTCTGACGGAGCTTGGGTACGACTTTTGCTACTCCTATCGGGGTAATGCACAAGTCGATTACAATCGGATGTCGGGGCCTGAGCTCCGCAACCAACTTCGTGCCAACGCAGACAATGGCAACGCCAGTGTCTACGATAATGGTCACGAATTTCGGTCGTGGAAGCGCAGGTTCAGCGTGGGTATTCCCCACGCCAATCTCGAGACTTCATTTGATGGAAGTTTCGTTAACCCGGCAGTCAGGCATGTGTTTACGGGTCCAGTGTATCCACGCTGGATTTCGCTCGCACTACCTGGCGAGTCTAGTATGGATTTGTCGTCCCTTGACATTCTAGGACGCAAAGCCATCGCTAGTACTATTCCGACAGCTCCTGAGGCTGGCTTGGCTAGTGCTTTTATTGAGTTGAAGGAAGGAATTCCTCACCTCGTTGGCGCTAGCCTTAAGAAAGCAGTAGTTGCGAAACGCAACAAGGGGTCTAAGGTGACGAAAGCCACCGGTTCCGAATTCCTTAATTGGGAGTTCGGTTATAAACCTCTTGCCAACGACATCGCAAAAGCGGCAATTGCCGTGGTCGAGTTCCAAAAGAATCTCGATCGACTGCTTGCTGGGTCCGGTAAAACCACCCGGGCTCATGCCAGTCTCGGTACCGAGACTACCACGCAGTACTTCGCCGATTGTGGCGAATCACCAAACGTCCTCCTGCCTCGCATGAATGCGAGCAGAAACGAGGGCGTGTTCTATGGTAGCACCGGTACACCGGCGTCACTGACCAAGGTGACTTCACAGTCAATTTGGTTTAAGGGTGCTTATACGTATTGGCTCGATACCAGTGAAGATTTCGCTGGCCGTCTCCGATACTACTCTCAGCTGGCCGAAAGCCTGCTTGGAGCAAGCATCACCCCAGACGTTGTCTGGGCAGTAACGCCATGGTCCTGGTTGATCGATTGGTTCTCGGACGCAGGTACTTTCTTCAAGAACCTGAGTCTTTTGCAATCGGACAACCTACTGCTCCGTTACGGTTACATCATGTGTGAAACCACACAGACATGGACCAAAACGGCGACAGGGCTAAACGTGAGATCCACGTCTACTGCCCCACCGGCATGCTCGTCTACGTACACTTCGGTGACGAAGCAACGACATGCAGCTAGTCCTTATGGATTCGGCATCGATATAGGAGGCTTGTCTTCCCGTCGTTGGTCGATCCTCGGAGCTCTGGGAATGTCCCGGAGCCCCGGCTCGCTTCGCAGCTCATAAGGCTGGTGGCGAATACGGCGCCTTACAAAGGCGTCCCCAACTAGTGTTAGGAACGTTGCAATGGCATACGCAGATCCTCAGACTGTTACGGTCAATGCCGTGGCCCAGACGCTTGCGCGTACTGGCTCCGGAAACGGGGTTGGGCAGTTTAAGACTGCCGATTCCGTCTACACCCTGGACGTCGCCCATTCTTACGGGCGTCGTACTCGGCGTACTATTGGCCTCACCGGTACGAAGCTCTCAGCCGACCCTCTGATCCCTAGCCAGAACACGCGTAGTTCTATGCGTGCTTACCTGGTTGTGGACCATCCGGTCAACGGATTCCGTGGCTGAGCAGAAGCAGATTGTGGACGCCCTTGTGGCGTACCTCACTGCCTCTACCGGTGCTCGGGTCACCCAGCTTCTGGGTGGCGAGAACTAAGTAACAGCAGTTCTCGACAGTTGCCATTTGCTAAGGATGTACCACCCCTACATAGTGAGAGGGATACATGAAAAGCCTAATGGCGCTCCTACACTGGGTCCTCATTGATTTGGGGACCCGATGCGGCACTAGCACCACTGCTGATCTCAAAACGATCAGCAGGCGCGTCGAAGCCGAGGGGGTATCGTTTCTTACGATATCCCTGGCTAACTTTGGTAAAGACTTCCAAAAAAGCCTGGACCAAGGTTATGTCAGCGACGAGCAGTATCCTGGCTTCGCCAGAACTGCCGGGCTCCCGAGATTTCTCTCAGGTTTCCTTCGCTTGGTTTTCGACGCGAGAAGTGGTCGACTGCTCGAGAATCCTTCAGTAGACGCGATCTATAGCGTGCGTCAGCTAACGCTGATGTGGGCCAAAATCGCGCTTCCATCCACCCCCGAAAGGGAAAAAGATGCCTACACGAAGTACCTCGAGTGTGAGCAGGACGTACGACAGGCGGATCAGAATTTTCTTTCTGATCCTAATCTTCGTCGGAGTTATTCCCGACTTGGACGCCTACTATGGGCAGATCTGTTCACCACGCTAGACGAAAGAGTCTACTATGGTGAACTTCTTCCCAAACATGGCCCTGGCGCCACTGCTGATAAACTTAAGGGAAACCTTAAGTGGACTCAGCAAGAGTGGACAGCAAGACTTGAACGAGTTGCGCCCCATTGGGAGCATCTCGTGCCCTCGCCAAGATACTTGGATAGGGTGTCTGCTGTTACTATCCTCGAACCTTCGGACGAGCGACCCTCAAAGGTCATCTCCGTTCCGAAAGATGCTAGAGGCCCTCGACTCATCGCTGTGGAACCAACCTGCATGCAGTATATGCAGCAGGCAGTCCTCGCACAAATTGTCGAGTTGATCGACGGCAACGATATATGCCGCGATCTGATCTCTTCCCGTAGCCAGCAGCCTAACCAGCTGCTTGCGCAACTCGGATCCTTGACAGGATCTGTAGTCGCCACCCGCGGTGAGCTTAAGCTCTCCGAGGATGTCACTCCTGTAGAAACAGGAAACGGGATCTCCCTGGAGCCCCACACAGTGGGACTCCAAATGGGGCTTGCTACACTTGATCTTAGTGAGGCAAGCGATCGCGTCTCTAGTCAGCATGTACGTGCTCTGCTGGAAAACCATCCGAATCTCCTTGAGATTGTAGATGCCAGCCGTACACGGAAGGCTGACGTTCCTGGCCATGGCGTTATTCGCCTGGCTAAGTTTGCATCCATGGGTTCAGCGCTTTGCTTCCCCTTCGAGTCCATCGTATTTGCTACGGTGTGCTTTCTGGGGATTGAAAAGTCGCTCAGTCGCCCATTGACCAAGAAGGACATTATGTCCCTGATTGGTCGGGTGCGCGTTTACGGGGATGATATCATTGTTCCCGTAGAACACGTGCAATCTGTCGTGGAGGCACTCGAAACTTTTGGGTTTCGTGTCAATCGCAACAAGTCATTCTGGACTGGCAAGTTCAGAGAGTCTTGTGGAAAGGACTACTATGCTGGTACGGATATTTCCGTTGTCCGCATTAGGCAGCCGCTTCCGAACGACAGGACGCAGGTTGAGCAGGTTGTATCGACTGTATCTCTTCGTAATCAGCTTTTTCATGCTGGTTTTACGGGAGCTGTCGATTACCTGGATTCCCTCATAGAGCGGATTATTCCGTTCCCCGAGGTGCACTGGACCAAAGTGGAGAATGACTCTCCGATAGCTCCCTCACTTGAGGAGAATGCTATTTCTACTAGGTCCGGGACAATTGTCCAGAGTTCACCTGCTCTAGGCAAGCACAGCTGGGGCCCTTGCCAAGGCCCTTATCAGTTGTCTGGAGATCTACAGAAGCCCATGGTTAGGGCTGCAGTGGTCTCCGCGAAGTCGCCGTCTTCAGAGATTGACGACTACGCTGCCTTGCAGAAGTGGTTCTTGATGAGGGGAGAACATCCCTTTGAAGACAAGGATCACCTGCTTCGTGCGGGACGTCCGGATTCCGTTCGCATCAAGATCCGGATGGTGCCTCTCTACTAGAACGTAGATGCACCAGGGGCCCGTCAGCGATGTTTGCTGGCGGGTGGGGTCCGAAAGGACCCCTTTGGGAGCTCAGGCTCTCTTCGTGGCGAAAGCCATGGGGAGATGCACTGGCAGTG